GACCTGGTCGCGGACCTGGGCGTCGACCTGGGCGCGGACCAGGTCGCGGACCTGGGCGCGGACCTGGGCGTCGACCTGGTCGCGGACCTGGGCGTCGGATCGGAGGATTCGTCTCAGAGCCGTATCCGCCTGCACGAGCGCCATCGGCGAGGCTGCCCTGATGATGAACCGCGGTTGGTCGAGTCCGGCGGCGGTGTAGCAGGCGCGCACGCCGCGCTCGAAGTCGGCCCACGGCGTGGCGCCGGTGCGCAGCCCGACGGCGATCCACTTCTCGCGCCACTCGGGGATGCGGGCTTCCTGCTCGGGCGTGAGCCGGTCCACGCGCGTGACCGCGGGAGTCTTCCGCGCGCGCTTCGCGATGGCCTTCACGGCGCACCGCCGATCAGGCGGGACACGCCGAACAGGCGACGAGCCTGACGGAGGCTCAGCCGGCCGCGCGCGATGGCGGCGGCGAAGGAGCTGGCGTCACGGCTCAGCCGGACGCGGCTGACGGTAGCTCGACACGCGGTAAAGCAGTCCGTTGCTCTACCAACTGAGCTACCTGGGCGTTTTGAGGCCGCAGGTGTTACCACAGGAGATTCTCCTCGCGCAAATCCGCCTGCCTAGTTGACCCGCTTCGACGCGCCGGAGGTGTCGAGTCGCCGGGGATGCGCGGAACGGGTCAGCTGGGAAGGCGGCGTTCATGACGACTCGACCCTTTCCAAAAGCCACAGTCCGTTCCCGCTTTCAAGTTCCTTTCGCCACCCACATGTCGCAGGGACGTAACGTCAATGTGTTGCTTTTCTCGATTTTCGGCCGAGAAAGGCCACTTTGACACGCCGTGCACCAATCGACATTGGCCCTCTTGCAATTCATCGTCGTGGCGCACCGGGAACGCGAAGACCCCCGCCGAGCGCATGGCCCGACGGGGGTAGTTGCCGAACAAATATTCGGTTACTGGTTGACCGCGGCGATACCCGCGTCGATGGTCGGCTGGGTGATCCGCATGTAGTGGCGCCAGAGCATCCGCGGGCTCTTGAGGCCCAGCCAGGTCGTCTGGAACAGTTCGGCGGTGCCGCGCTCGGCGAGCAGCGTCTCGCAGCTGCGGCGCAGATCGATCGGCGAGATGGCCGGCACGTCGGCGCGCATCGCCAGAGCCTTCAGCGCGCGGTTGGGGTTGCCCATCCGCCGGGCCGCCACGAGGTCACGCGGGTGCGGCAAGAGGTGGTCCTTCCGCTCCTTGAGCACGTTCCAGAGCCGGTCCGGCATCGGCAGCTCGAACGGCTGGGCCTTGCTCTTGGTATTGCGGCGGATCCAGGTGCGGCGGACCAGGTCGACATCCTGCCAGCGGCAGCGGTCCAGGTCGCTCGAATGCATGCCCGTCCAGAAGCCCAGCGCCACCCAGGTAGCCAGGTCGTCGTCGTCGCACGCCAGGTGCGCGGCCTCCCACTGCGTGAGCGTCCAGAACAGGTTGCGGGGCTTGCTGTCGCCCTTGATGACCACCCACGGCGGCAGCTTCTCCATCCAGCCCATGCGCACCGCCTCCTCCAGCGCCATGTGCAGCGTGGACAGGCGCTTGCGGCACGTCTCCCGCGAGCGGCCGCGCGCCTGCTCGTCCTGGTAGTAGGCCCGGAGCTTCGGGTAGGTCACATCGGACAATGGCACGTCGCCAAAGGCTGCCAGCAGGTAGCGTGCGTGGCAGGCGTGCATCTTCCTCGTCGCGTCGGCGCCTTCAAGGCCGTGAGCAAGCAGATGGTTCAAGGCGGCGCGCAGACCGCGCTCTGGGGCTACCCCGGGCAGCTCAAGTTGCATGTGCGACTCCTCGGCATATTTACCTAGGTGAATCCTTGATATCGTGCGCTAGCGTCAATGGTTGCGCGCACTTAGCCGCCCGGCGCAGCACGTTACGTGCCGTCGGTTCTTGGCGAATTCAGGCCGCCGTTGTCCGGCTGGCGGCCGTCGCCGGCTTCAAAACCGGTCGCGGCGCCGGCGCTGGAGTCGCAGTTCGGCCGCGACCTTCCCTCGAGCTCGACGCCGCGCGCGGAGCACGACATCGGCGAGCAGCGCCACGTCGGCGTTTGTCTCGCGCAGCTCGTGCTCCACGGCCGTGAGCCGGGTCTCGTGGTCCTCGAGGCGCACGTCCATGCGCGCGAGGCGGCCGAGGATGGGGTTTCCGGCCATGCCGGGCAATCTGCGTCCTCGGCGCGCCATGGCTACGCCGCGAACCTCTCGGGCATGTGCCGCGCCACGATGTCGGCCAGGTCCCGCACCGCGCGCTCGACGTCCCGGCGCAGGTCCGGGTAGGCGTAGAACGTGAGCTGATGGTGCTCCCGGATCGTGACGACGTTGCCCCGGTACTGCCCCTCGAAGACGTCGTAGATGAACCTGTACCGCTCGAACATCAGCAGGTAGGCACGCCACTGGAGGCTGTCGGTGTACCGCTCGGCGTCGAACCGCTCGCTGAGCTTCTGGTCACGAACGCTCATGAAAGTGACCATGTCCGCGTGCCCCACGAGCGCGATCGGGCCGTGTGGCGTCTCGAAGACCAGCTCGCCCTCCACCTCGTGGCCATCGGGCTGCTCAATGGTGAAGTCGCCCGCGAACACGAACCGCCACCCGTCCTGGTCCTCGGCGTCGGTGTAGGGGCCGCCTCGCTCCATCAGCTTGGCGAAGGCGCGGCCCGCCGCCATCTGCTCGGTCTCGGCGCGCTCGCCTCGCAGGCGCGCCAGCAGGTCGTCGAGGGTGGCGTCCTCCTGGTCGCGCCAGTAGCGAAGGGTCTCGAGCTCCGAGACGTGGAGGTGCGGCTTGTCGACGGCGCACCCGGGGCGAGAGCAGCGGGTCATGTGCACTCCACCAGGAAGCGGATCGCCATCGCACCGACCTGGACCGCCTCGGCGCGCATGTCGGCGCCTTCGAGGCCGCGGACGCCCTCCCACAACTCGTCGACCTCCTCGCGCAGGACGCCGAAGCCCTCGTGCGGCGAATTCATCGGGCGAGGGAACTTCTCGCGCGCGCGGCGCAGCTCGGCCAGGATGCGCTCCACGGCCTCGGCGTCGGTGAGCTTCTTCCGACCGCGCGCGGCCATCACGCGGCCTTCCCTTCGGCGATGTCGTAGGCCTTCGTCTTGGTGTTCCACTTGAACCCCTTCGCGACGGCCGCCTTCGCCACCTTCACCCCGATCTCGCGGGGGGCCTTCTCCTCGGTGGCCTTGGCCACCAGGGCATCGAAGTCGGCGCACGTCGCCGCCGCCGCGATCCGCTCGTTCCAGGTGGTGACGAGGGTCTGCTGCGCCTGGGCCTCGGCCGAGAGCTGGTTCAGGCTCGCCTTGATCTGGCCGATCACGCCCGCCAGGAACCCGGGCGCCTGGGCGAAGTCGGGGACCTCCAGGGGCGCGAGCTGGGCGGGGTTCTTCCCGAAGGCGGTGTCGGTGGGCGAGAAGTTGAGCACGCGCTTCTGGCCGGCCAGGTACAGGCGGCCCATGACGTCGGCGCTCTTGTAGATCTCGTTCTTCGAGCTGCCCTGCGCATCCAGACGCTCGATCAGCTCGTCACCCTTGCGCTGCTCGTCGCTGTGGGCGATCAAGATGACGTCGAGGCCGAAGGACCGCATGAGGCGCAGCCATGAGATGAACTGCCCCTTGAGGGCGCCGTAGCCTTGGAGCGACAGGTTTCCACCGCGGCCCATCTTCGGATCGTGGTCGATGATGTCCGCGGTCAGGCAGTCGAGCGCGCGCCCGGCCGTGTCCACCACCAGCGTCTTGTAGGCTGCGAGGTCCGCCTGGGTGATGCTCGTGACGTCGGACCAGCTCTCGATCTGGACGACGTCCCCGCGGTTCTTCGAGCGGTAGGCGCCGTGGTCGAAGTCGAGCAGCAGCGGCTTCTCGGCCGTGAACGCCGTCGACGTCTTCCCGAGCCCGGGCACGCCGTACAAGCACATCGTAATCGTCTTGACCTCGATGGGGTCGCTGGCCTTCGTGATTTTCAGGGGCATGGGTCTCTCCTTTGTGAACAAAAGTTCGCTATCTCATCCACTCGCCGATGCGCTCCAGCGCCTCGGCCACCGTCGGCACGCCGACGTAGCTCTCGACCAGCTCACCGTCGCGCCATCGCTCGACCGTCCAGTAGCCGTCCTCCTTCACGACGTGCAGCGCGTAC